AATAGGGATTTAGGTATATCCTTATTTTATGAACCAGCTGAAAGAACATATGTAAAGCTACATAACAAAGAGATATTAAAACTCAACGAACTCAATATATCCTTTTGTGATAATGAAGAACGATTAGTCTATGATTTATCAGGTCAATCTGTCGTATGTTTACATTTTAGAAAATCATTAAATTAAATCTTATCCAACAATAACCAAGAATAACATAAATTATCAGTCTTTAACACAAATTTTAAGTTTTTTATTTCTTTAAAAATAAAATATTCTATTAGTATAAATGGATTTTATACCTGAAATCGTCGGAGGAGAGGAAGAGGAAGTCGCCCCTATGCCTGATACACTAGATTTTGAGCCGAAAGAGAAAACAGACCTAAGTGAAGATGATGTATTTGATGTAGTAGAAGAGACGTATGAGAAACCAAAAGAAATAAAAATGAAAGTCGTAAAAGAAGAACCAATTATACCGGAAACCAAAGATGAAGGTGGATTAGATGTAGAGGTGGGTTATGAACCACAACCACCAAAACCGAAACCGGAAGAAGTCAAACCTAAACGTAGGAGACGTGGTCCCATGACTGAAAAACAAAAGAAGGCATTAGCCGAAGGTAGAGCCAAAGCCTTAGAGACTAGAAGAAAGAATGCTGAACTTAGGAAACAAGAGAAAGAGATGAATAAACAACTAAAAGAAATGGAATTAGATAAGAAGGCTACTGAGATTAAACAATGGAAAGAAAAGAAAACAACCCCCCTAGAAGAAAAGGAAGTCGTAGTAAAACCGAAGGTAGATTTTGCAAAATCACCTAAAACATCTAGATCATTTACACAAGACGAAGTAGATGAAATAACCTTTAAGGCTATCCAAAATTACGATAGTGTTAGAAAGGCTAGAAAGGTAGAAAAACAAAAACAAAAAAAGATAGATGAAGAGAAGGCCCGTGAAACGGAACGTCTACGTAATATAGTTCATAGAGCAAAACCGGAAAGTAAAGTATTTAGTTTATCTGATATTTGGTAATTTTTAGATTTAAAAAATATATTGTGTAATAATATAATGGAAGGTAAATCTTTAAAAATTATGAAAGTAAGGGATTTGGAAGATAAATCCAAGTATCCACCACTCAATCCTATATTACCACAACCACCCTTTCTAATGATTGGCTATGGGTCGGTTCGGTCAGGTAAGACAAATTCACTAATTAATATGATGAGACGTAAGGATATGTATGGTCCGGATTATTTTGATGATGTATTGGTGATTAGTAATACAGCTGGTAATGATCCTAAAATGTATAAATTCATGGGTGATGCTTTTAGAGTAGAAGACCATTATGAGAATTCTATGATAGATGATTTGGTGGCCTCACAGAAACAATATAGTAGAGAAGATATGCCTACGTCCTTATTAATTTTAGACGATATCATTTCTAAGGATTTTAAGAAAACGGCATCTAATAGTATTAATTCACTATCTACACGTTTCCGTCATTTTGAGATGTCAATTATGATATTTACTCAGTCGGCTCGTGCTGTATCAAATATGATAAGAAGTAATGCTACTGATATACTTATATATCGTCAGCAATCTAATTTAGAATATGCTAAACTATTAGAGGAGTATAGTGATTTAGCCCCTAAGAATTTTGAGAATTATTACAAGATAGCTCATAGTGAACGGTATGGATTTCTGTATATAGACGTCCAAGAAAACCCAGCTCACTTCTACCGAAATTTTGAGGAGTTGATTGGTATAGGTGATAAGATGATGTATAAAGGTAAAATACCAACGGACGATGATGAGGAAGAATTGTTTGAGTGAGGGATAAACCAATAAAATAATTTTTTTAATATAATATATTTTATATTTCATATAGATATAAATATGGAACATCTCGCGGGATTACAGAGTGGTCTTAATCAAGCTAACAATCAGGCGTTTATGGATTTATCCCAATTACAGGCTACGGCAACTGTAAATAGTTCACGTATGAAGGATTTTCTTGATGAGAAACAAGCTGTAAAAGATGATTTGACAAAAACAGAAGATTCGGCCTATCAAAAACTCGGTGAGTATGGTGTAGCGGTTGGGGAGAAATATACTGAATATAAGGATTTTGTTAAGGAAGGTGGAAAACTACAAGATTTAGGAACGTATAAATTTGCAAAGGGAGTAGCTGGTGCTGTTGGAGATCCGGGAGGAACGGCTGATGCTATACGTTTAGGTGTAAAAACAACAGCCGAAGATGTAGCTACCCAAGTCAAAAATAAGGCAAGTCAAATAGCTAGTGAAACATCTGTAAGTGATGCTATGGCTGGTGCTAGAAGAATTGGATTGGCTGGTCCATCAGCTCAACGAAGACAAAAATTTAAAGATTATGCTGAAAGTCAGGAAGCCGAAAGCACAGAACCAGCAGAATCAATCCCAGAGACAGCCGAAAGTTCAGCCGAATCCACAGCCGAACAAATAGAATCAACAGCAGAGGAAGTTGGAGAGGAAACGGCTAGTATCGGATCTAAGATAGCTAAGAATGTAGCTAAGGTAGGTGGGGCCTTATTTAGTGCCGGTCAATTAGGAACAGATGTATACGACCAAGTAAAAGATCATCAGTTTTTCTATGGTGTAAATACAGGTGATAAGGTTGGTAATTTCATGAATGAGTTGGGTTCAGGAGCCGATTTATTGGGAGTAGCCACAGGAGACCCCTTATTAGTTTTAGCTGGTGTAGGAGTGGGAGCGGTTGGTTCTATTGTAAGTGATGTTAGTGAATTATTCTCTGGTGAGAAAAAAGAGAAAGCCCAAGATGAAAAACCGCCACCGGTTCAGATATCAGCCCCAGCGAGTAGTAATTTAGCTGGTTCAGGACAAATAGCCGAAACATTAGGATCAACAGCCACACAATAATTTAATTTTTTTTTATATATATTTTTTTTATGTTTCATATATTTATAAATATGAGTTCTCGTTATTTAGAGTTAGCCCCTACGAACAAAACTACGGACGATAAGTATTCTTTTAAGAAAGGTGTAGCACAAGTTAACTTCTCTATTCCAGAAGGACAACATGTATTAGACCCGACTTCTGTTAGGCTTGTGGGTGATGTTCGGTTTTACAAAAATGATGCCGATGCTACCCCTGATGGAAACCTAGCCATTTCATCTCGTTTAGGTGTATGGTCTTGTTTCCAACAGCTAATATGGAGGAGTGGTAAATTCCAAACTACACTATCTCATGAAAAGAATTGGAATCGTTGGCTATCATCGTATCTATCTCTAACATCTGGTTTTGAGGATAGTATCGGTCATTTAAGTCAATCGGCTCTAACTATGCCTAATTGGGAAGTTAGTAGAGAATCCGTAGTAGCCCAAGATACCCGGCAAAGTTTTTGCTGTCATCTACCATGTTCTATTCTACAATCTGGGTCATCTATTCCTCTAACACGTAATACAATTGGTTCGTTAGACCTATCAATTATGCTGGAAAGTGATGCTATGGTTATGAATGTTCTTCCAGCCGATAATTCCACAGCACCGGATACATCAGCATTTATCGGATCCTATTATGAATTATCTAATCTAAAACTTGTTTGTTCTGTAATTACTCCGCCTCCTGATGAATTATCAAGATTGATGAGCCAAAAGGAAGGAGCCATGACTTTCCAGTCGGTTCACTCGTTCTATGATACATCAAACTCAGCACAGCTACAAGTAGCTATGAATTTTGGATTACAGAAGGTTAAATCTCTGTATGTTAATATGATTCCTAGCGATCAGCTTAATAATCTCGGAGCTGATAGTTTTGCAACTCTTACCCCGATTAATACAGATGGAACCTTAGCAGATATTAAGAAGGTTAGTCTATTACGTGGTGGAACTCTCTATCCTAAGTTATTCCCACGTGATACCAATATTAAAGAAACAACTACAACTATTTCGGCTGACCCAGTATTATTCAGGGATTATGTAAATTCGGTTGTTGATTTTGATAAGATTAGACATTTACAGGGTTCTCTTGCTAATGTAAACAGAAATTATGTGGGTGGGATTGTAGGTGGAGCTGAAACCGGTATTCCATATCAGTTGGTTCCTAATGGTGGTGTGGTTCAGGGTGTAGGAATTAATTATGATAATTTCCTTGATGGACCTGGTATCAATCTATCACAAGAACAATTCGGTTTAGCTATTGAGTGTGGTTTAACTAGTAATAATTCTCAATCTCTCTTTTTGTTTGTTAATAGTGAGACGAGTGTATTATACGACCAACAAGGTATCCAGGTTCGTCAATAATGGATTACCTCTAAAATCAAGTTTTTTAAAAAACTTTTTGTTTAAATATTATATTTAATATAATATAAAATGAGTTCCCAAGATCTACCAACACCCGTGATGGACGCTGGCGATTCTGCCCCTGCCCCAAGCCCTTCTAAATCTAATCGTCCTTCTATCCTAAATACCGGTTCTATTCCAACTAATACAGCTATGAAAGTTCAGTCGGACGTTCTAGAACCTCTTACATTTAGTCAAAGTGAATGTGTATTCCGTCTACAACCCAGAGGTATACTCCATCCAGGTTCTTCTATTACTGTTGCTTGCGACGTTCAGGCGGGTATTGCTCGGGCTTTCCCGTATCTAAATATTGGTATTCATTCTCTAATCCGTCGTGCTGTTCTAAGAACTACGGCCGGTAGAGTTATTAATGATACTGATGAATACCATAAACTCCAATCGGTTAAATCCATGTTCGTCCAAAATTCCGTTAATAAGGAACGAGAACAATTACTTACGGGTCGTCAGATGGATTATGAGTTGATATATGATGTGAAGAGTGATGTAAAATCCGGATTAGGTTTTGGTATATCAAATGGATATGAATATTGTGATAGTGCTGTGGCCGGAGCCCGACAAGGTTTATCGGTTCGTCCCGAACTTCTAAATTCTAAATCACCTGAATTCCGTATAAAGCTACATGACCTTTTTGAGTATTGTAGACAAGGGAATCAGCTTCCACTCTTTCTCCTACCCGACGAACAGCTAGAAGTTGTATTATATTGGGCTGATGCCGTAGATTACAGTAGTCGTTTAGCTGTATCCAAAGGTGATGATGCTAATGTAGCTCAACCAGTCCTAATCACTAAATCTAAATGTAAGATGATTGCTGATTATGTATACTATGCTGGTGATATCATGGACGAAATCCGTAGTGAATTCAGTAGGGGTATGACGTTCAGTTTTACTGATTACCGGCTTTCTCAACAATCCGTAAGTGGTGGAGTTGGTGGAACATCAATAGGTAATACCCGTAATATTGGTGGTAATGGTATGGCTGTAAGTAGTGTATATTGGGGTCATCAGCTAGACCGAAATGGAACATTCCTTATCGGTCCTTATAATTCTCTGGTTCCTACGGCTGATGGAACGGCTGGTGGTAAAGCAAGAACTCCACTAAAATCTAATTTGTTTGTAAATGGTGAATATCTATATCCCCAAGATATTACAAACCCAGCTCGTCAATTCCATAATCTTAAAGAGACTGCTGGTATGATACCATTTGTTCCTCGTTGTTTATATTCAGATGAGGGTAGTGATGCCTTAACTATTGATGCTTCGTATGAGTTTGAGGGAAGACCTCAACGTTCTCAATTTTCCGGTGAATTTTTCCATCAAGGTTTCCGTCTCTCGGGTCTATCTCAACGTATAGATAATCGTGGTATTGACCTTCATAGTGATTGTGAGATGGGTGCTGGGACATACAATCTAAATGCTTGGATAGAAGTAAAGAAGTATGTTGTTATTACTGACGGCCACCTAGAATGTTATTACGTCTAATTAATAATTTTATAAATCATATTTTAATATTACCATAAATTATACTCATGGTAAAGGTAAGATATCAAGGTAAAGAATACAATATACCAGATAGATATTTAGCTAATCTAAAAGGTAATGAAAGAAGGAAACAAATTAAATCAATTGTAGAGAAGAAGGAGAGACCTAAAACATCATTTAAATCAAAAGAATCAACATGGACTCAAAAATTTAATAAGAAGTATGGAACTGAATTAGATAAGATGAAAGGTGGTAGAAGTAAACGTAATATAGCCAAAATAACTGGTATACCGTTTAAAGCTATTGATGAAGTATTTAAGAAAGGTGAGGGAGCCTATTATTCAGCTGGATCAAGACCCAATCAAACACCTCAGAGCTGGGCCTATGCTCGGGTATACAGTTATATATTAGGTGGGAAGGCTCGTAAGGTAGATTCTGAGATTACCAAAAAATATAATGTGAAATTCCCAAAGTAAGTAGGAAATAAATAGATAAATCTTTACACCTAGATATATGGGTTAGTGTTCTAACCTTTTTAATTAGCTGATCGTTTTGCAAATTTATAGTGTCATAGTCATCTTGGTCTAGTTTAAGTTGTTCTATTATATGGGTTAAATCCTCAATAATGGATACAAAAATCTTAGAATTGGACGTATCTGTTTTCATTTACATTAACATAGATAATAAATTTTTAAATATAAACGTATCAGAACTATTATATTACTTAAAGAATATGAAGGTAGTAATCAAACCATCAAAACTGAAATCAAAAAAGTATACAGCTATATTTACAGATGATAAAGGTAAGAAGGTTAAAACCACTCATTTTGGGGCAAAGGGTATGAGTGATTATACAAAACATAAGGACGATAAACGTAAGCAAAGATACTTAGATAGACACAAGGCTCGTGAAAATTGGAATGATTACATGTCGGCTGGTTCATTAAGTAGATGGATACTATGGAACAAGCCAACAATAAAGGCATCAAAAGAAGATTATAAAAGTAGATTTAAATTAAACTAATTATTGATTTGTAGAAATTTCTTAATATTACATTTCATAGCTAATGTATCAGGGTCATTACTATTTCGTTGTGAGTCATAGAAAAATCCTAATCTATCATAGTATCTTACAAGGTTATTAAGACCGGGATACTCAATACGTCCTTCATTTTCTTCACTTATATCACAAGCTATTAGTGTGATATATACATCATTATCAATATATTTTTGATTAAGTAATTCAGTAAGTATATTGACTAATTCTTTAACAATATAGCCACTCTCTTCATAGGACAGCCAGCGGTATAATTTTATAGTATTGTGATATATATGTAAAGTAATAACTATTTCAGCTTCACCCGTGTATTCTATTGTGTCCCCTTCCATAGTAAAATCACCGTTTAAAAATTGTGTCATTTTCATTCTCTATACTCTATTGTAGCGATAAACCTTTATGTGTCTTTTTTTCTACACCCTTTATTTTTTAAATTTTCATTTGGATTATTATGTAATCTAAGTTATAAAATGTCTGGAAGCTATTGGAATGTTGGAACAAAGAGTTCTGTTAATCAAACGGATATAGAAATCCGAGCCGAAGGTGGTGAAAGTTTTGGTGAAAATCAAACCTTCGGTGTTTTCATTCCTCCAAGTGTTAAGTTATTTGATGGTTCTTCTAGCACACTCAATTTTGATGTGTTGATTGATTATGATACGAGTGGTTCAGCTCTCCCGACTAAATGGTGTCTAGATAGTCTAACTGGGGCTAATTCTCTTTTCCAAAAACTCACCATTTATGCTGGTAATAGAACAACCACTTTGGAAACACTAGACCATTATAATTCATGGGTGTCTGTCAAATATTCCTATGATACAAATGATAGTATCCGGTCTAAACGTGCTTTGACCGAAGGGTGTGGTGAATGGACCCCAGCCTCACGAGGAACACTAGGAACATCAAAATCTACTCAGAATAACGTTCTATATTCTCCATATATGAAACAAGGTAATAGACGAACAAATCCCACCTCCACCATTAATACAGCACAACCATTTATTAAGGCTTCTGTATCTCTTAAAATTCATGCCGGTTTGTTTGCCGGTAATGATAAGGCTGTTCCTAATCTTCTAATGAACGGTTGTTATATTGAGTTTACTTGTGAAGAGAACCGAAAGGTATTCCGTGTTCTTGATTCTACTACTCCTCATCGTCGTTGTGCTTTGGGACCGGTATTCGGTTCTGTTGCTGGTGATGGTGTAGATGGTTTGGCTAATGGAACTACTATCGCTGGTTTCCACACAACCAAAGCAAATAATCAATCGGATCCCCAGCATTCTCCGTTTCAGGTTGGAGAAGAAATTGTCCTCCGTAGTCTAGCAGATGGAACGGAAGTTAATTTTGATAGCCCGGCCATTATCGCTACCATAGAAAGTGGAACGGCCGATGAACCAATTAAATATACGTTTACCGATGCTACACTAGACCCAAGTGGGACTGTGGCTGTTGGAACAGATGCCTTACCCGGTTTTGTAATGATGTCTAAACGTGATGATAGTTCGGCACCTACATACACTATTTCTAATATTCGTATGGTTGTTCGTCAGCTTGGGGTTCCAGCTGAAACTGAGAAGAAGATGATGACTATGATGAAGAATGGTGGAGTAATGATGTATGATATTCCATCTGTGGCTTGTGTATTGGAAAGCACCTCAAAATCAAGTCTAGTATCTACTCTACAAATTCCGATAGAACATGCAAAATGTCGTTCGGTTGTATGTCAGCCAACGGATAATGAAAAAGTTTATTCACTCAAAGAGAATGCTGATTCTACGGCTACATACAAGTATACAAGTCTAGAAACTAACTATTCGGTTGGAGCAGGTGAGACAGAAGGATTATCTAATTTTAGTGATAGATCAGGTCTATCGGGTATCGGAGACAAGCTAGATAATTACAATTTCGTTATAGATCACGAGATAGTCCCTAGCCGTCGTGTATCAACTGAAAAGGCTTCATCGCTAGATAAGGGTTTAAATAGTGATTGGGCTATTGAGACAGAAAAAGCTATTAATCAGTCTCACGATTGTATATGTCGTTCTATGCTTGGCTTTAAGGAGAATTTCGTTATTGGTAGAGCATTGACTCTTGACCCATCTACCATATATGATGGACGTGGTAAAGATTTCAGATTAGTTGTAAGATATGGAGCAGATCAAACAAAGAATAAGCTTTGGAAAATTTATATTTCACATATTAAGACATTACAGATAAAGGGAGATAGTATTGTTGTAGAACAGTAAGAATGATTGTAAGTAGAACTGAAACATTTATGATTAATTGTCTACACTTATGTATGGGGTGTCTATACATTTATGGTTGGATAAAATGGTATTTTTGGGTTGTATAATGGATTATATATAATCCACAGCTCCCGATGGATTATATGTAATCCACCCAGCCAGTAATTTCGGATTATATATAATCCACATATTCCGATGGATTGTATATAATCCACTTTTTAAAATTTAGATTTAAGAAAATAAATCTATGTTTATATAAAATGAAGGTAGAAAATCTAAGTGAAACTCTCCAAAAGTCTAGACCGAAAGCTAAGCCATCTACAATCAAGATGTATGAAGCAAACCTTAACAAACTGAAAAAGATATTTGATACTGATAATTATGATTTCTTAAAGAATGTAGATAAAGTGATGGAAAAGTTGGAAGGTAAACATTTTACAACAATTAAGAATTATGTAAATTCTATTGTGATATTATTGTTGGCTCTAAATAGTGAGGGTGAGTTTGATACACTATTAGAGAAATATGATGATGAAAGGTTAAAGCTTACAAAGATGTATGAGGACAGTAATGCTACAAATAAGATTAGTGAAAAACAAAAGGTTAATTTTGCTCCTTTTGAGGAGGTAGTTGATATGACTACTAAAATGGCTAGTGAATTAAAGGGTTGGAAAAAGAAAGAATTATCAGCCAAACAGAAAACACTATTACAGGTATATATGGTTTACATGGTTCATTTACAATTACCTATGAGAAATGAATTAGCTGGTATGGAAGCGATAACAAAACGTAAATATAATTCTATGAGTATCAAAGATAAAGAGGAGGGTAATTGGTTGGTGATGGAAAAGAATAAAATGTTTATGTCGTTAAATGAATATAAGACACAAAAGACTTATAAGGAGATTACGTTTCCGGTTCCAAAGGATTTAGAAAAATTACTCCGAGCTTATATTCGTAAGTTTGGTATGGGTGTATTACTTAAATCATCAACGGGAAAACCTTTAACAAGAAATCAATTAAGTCAGCTCTTATTAAAGTTTAGTCAAAAATATATAGGTAAGAAAGTATCAACAACTATGTTAAGAAAGATTGTATTAAGTCATAAGTTTTCAGAAGTAAATGAGGAGAAGAAGAAGATGGCTAATATAATGGCTCATTCCACAGATATAGCTGATAAGGTATATGTTAAGGAAGCTTAGGTAATGTAGATAAATCATGATCTTCTTTATTTACTTTAACGGGATTTCTAATATTCACACATTCCGGGTTATTGAGTATATGTAATGTTTCTCTTATTTCTAATTCTCTTTTATTATTACACGGGTATTCCTCAATAATACCTACTTCATAATTTTCATTAAACAAAACCTCAAAGGAAGATCTATAACATCTATATCGTTTATTAATTCCAAGATATCCTTTCAGATCTGTTTTATGTTTACTGATTCTAGTTTTGATGGGTTCTATACTGGAACCGATATACAAGCCGTTAGTTGTTTTACAACGTATACAATAAATTATACCATTCTGAAATTTATTCATTATAGATTACTTAATATTTAAATTTTCCGATTATTCCGTAAAATTAAAATATATTCTAAGATAAAATGAGCCACGATAAAGATGATATCATGTTATTTGTAGACGAGCATTTTGCAAGTGTTATAGATAGAAGAACATATGAGTTTGTAAGAGAGTTATATGATTATGTATCATTCTTGTATGATGGTTCTGTGGAAATGGAATACATAACAAGTGAGAGTAGTGAAACAGAAGAAGATGTAGGAGACCAAGAGAAAATTAAAGTAAAACAAGACGAAGAAGGGTTTTATTCCCTAGCTTAAAAGTTCGGGTGATAAATCTAAATCAATACCAATATAATTCCTATTTAACAACTTACATCTATCACCTACATAATTAATATGACAAGTCATATCAAGTATAGTATCAGTTTCATTTGTATATGTTTTGATAAAGTAATCTATTTGTTCGTCTGTCCGTGTAATTCCTGTTTTATCACAACGGATAGGCCATTCCTTATATGTGGTGGGATATCTTCCGGTGTGTCCCCCCTCATCATTACTATATTTCTTTTCTTTGTGTTCTCCGTAATAACAATTCTTTTCATTTGAGTTATAACTTCGTTTACTGTAATATTCATTACCTACCATTTGTGGATTATAGGTTCCCCGTTTTTTATAGTAAATAAATATTTCTTCTATTTTACGAAGTGGTTGATATTTAGCTATGAAGAAACAGGTAGAGTTATTTTTATTCCAACTGTAATGATATTTAGGTGTTTCGTATTGTAATAACTTATAAGTAAAAGGTATAGAAGCATACAAACAAATAGTTCCTGTTGGTTTTAATACTCTCCACATATCAGGGAATAATTCGTCCCATCTCAGCCCTGTATCCCATGAAGCTTTGGTAGTTCCAAATGGGGGATCAGTATAAATGAAATCTATACTATTATCGTCTAATGTTTTGATTACATCATGTATATCTCCCTGAATATATTTGCTTGTCATTTATACCTTAGTATATATAATAATTCTTTAAATACCTATAAATCTAACATTATTACTGTTTTAACACTATAAATACGGTAAATTACTACTTTTAATCTCACTTTATTACTGAAAAGGGCTTAAAAGAATAATAAATCACGTGATTTATTACTGTTTAAGTAGTATTTTGATAATAATTCTAGATTTATCTGTATTTAAAGACTAGTTTTAATAATAAACTAAGATTAAAATGCCCTTATCTAACCATAAGCACATATATTTTAACAAAAATACTAATAGTAATTGTAAATGTTGGTTCTATTCTAAATTGTTTGATAGAAAAATGAAAGTATGGATTAATAAACACTTCCATACAAAAACAGAAGCCCTATGTTTTAAATTTATAATGCTATTACGTATCAAAGCTAAACATACTTTCATAAAGATTAAACGAAACACCTGGTATGAATAATTTATATTATGGAAATTGGGTTTTCTTACTTGACGTAGCCCGAGCGAAAAAAGGTTTTAAAAATTCAGCAACAGCTATCTTGTATTTATTTAATTCTATGATTGTTGGATAGAGTAAATCCCCTTTATTTACACCTCTACCAAAATTCATAACCTTTAATAATATGTCTCTACTAATCAATCCTTTTTTAACCATTTGTAGCTGGGTCTTCCATGCAAATTGGCTCATGCCTCTCATCAACTCTATAAAGGTTTTTGATTTATCTTCATAGTTGGCTTTAAACAAATTAGCCATTTCTGTATACACCTCCTTTGATGATTTACGTAATGATTTTAACCGTAAGTCCATGTAAAAGAACGACCACAATTGACAATAACCACCCGTTTCTGTTATAACTACTCCATTAAATTCTCTTGTTCTGTTTGTTCTATAACTATCTCTTAACTGAAATGATTTTAATTCTTTTATATTAGTCGGGCAAATGTCGGCCGGTTGTAAATACTTAAATTTTTTCTTTCCAAATAGTTCGGTCCATTCCGGATCTTTTAATAACTCTCTATTGATTTCGGCTATACCATTTCTTAAATTTGCTCCTCTCACTTTATTATATACATATTTACCATTCACCCACTTACCACCCGATCCTTTAAATTGGTCTCCGTGTGGCTCAAAATGTTCGGCCTCCTGTCTGTATGTATTAAAAATCAACATATTAGCGTGATTAGACCGTCCGTTCGCTCCGCTTGATGAGATTGTTATTGGGATACACACAACCTTTTTACCACTCTTCCAACAACGAATAATAGACTCAGCTATATCCTTTGCTTGACCTGCTAAATTAGTGTTTGGGTTTATAATTCCACTTGTTCCCCTAAAATTGTTAATTCCCTCTAAAATTTTCATAGGTAAAGAACAGTCATTTTTGTTTTGATCTAATATATAAGCTAGGGGTATCATATATGATCTTGTAAAAGCCGTAAATGGAAAGAACACAGGACTTCTATTATTGACTAAATTATCATATATATCTTTGGCTGGTATATTTCTAATATCGGCATATTGTTCGGTTGATAACAACCCCGTTGTATCTGTTAGTTTGATCGGTTTAATTTTCATGGTTGCCCCAGCTGATTTAATCTTTGGAGGAGGAACCGAACCCGGACCCTTTAATTGTAATAACTTAGATTGACTTGGTTTTACAACTCGTCCCTTCTTTGAGGCATCAGGCTTTTCCTTTACGTTTAATGAATTCACTAATCTAATTATTCTATCCGATTTAATACTATCTAATACCTTCTTAAACAACAAGTTTTTAGATTGTTCGTCATAGGTTCCATTTAATCGTTCTAATTTATCAATAGTCCCGTTATATTGTTTGGCTGTTTTAATCTGTAATGTTTCCGGTGCTCTTGTATTTACAGCTCTTACTGGATTAGGAATAATAACAACACCGTCCCTTATAAATCCTTTTGTAGCTGGTGGGGTTAAGTCTTTTTTGGGACCCGATTTAATCTTGTCTTGTTTGGCTCTTGTTATAACATACCTTAAACGAGGGAGTAAATCCTTAAATTGGGCTTTTGGTTTGTCAGCATCAGCCCGAAACTGTTTATATATATTTGGTCCTATAAGGGATTTGTTTTGATCTAATAATTTTAAAAAATCTGTTTTTAGTTTAGGATCTGGTTTAGTAGATGATGAGGTTGTCGTAGATGATGTTTGAGTTGATACTGAGGTAGTTTTCTTTTTGACCGGTGCTTTCTTTTTCTGTCTAGCCTTCTCGTCATCTACGGCCTTCTTACGTATTTGTCTAGTCTTCTTTTTTTCTTCGGCTTCTTTCTTCTGCTTACGTTCCATGACTTTCTGTTTTTGCAAATCCGTTTGAGGTTTAGGTTTATTTATCTTTTTGGCTTCCTGAATAGTTATTTGTTTTTGTGCTTGTGCTGACTGAATTAGTTTTTGATTCTTATGGTCTACTCTAAATCCTTTACTAGCTAATAATTTAATAATACCGTCTCTTGATGAACCGGTAGGGATAACAATTTTAGAGGCTTTGTTGTGAGCCCTTACCAACGACCTTATTTCGGCTGTTGTCAATTCACCCTTCATCTTACCTGTTTTATACGGCATCTTTATATGTTTATAAAGATAAAATTATTATCTATGTAAATATTAAAAATGTTGATACATAAATCACACTCTAAAAGTGAATTAGTTAGAATCATACAAACATATAATATTGATATATGTAATCCAAAACATTATAGAAAGATAGACCTATCGGCTATACTGGTTGATAAATTAAAAACTATGGATAATATCAAACCCGATGAAGAATTCCCATTCTTAAATATAATTGAGCTTAAACATCACCTTATCCAAGTTAATCCCAAAAAAAGATTGACTATCAAACAAAAGAACGATATAGTCATGATTACCAAGAAAATTAAACAATATTGTAGAAATCATTACAATATAGAAACATCACAATATAATTGTATCAATGATTTAGAAAATGATATTGATTATATAAGTCAATACGGAGAAATACCTTCTGTTAGAATGGCTATACGTGAACTAAACCAAAACCCACAAAAAACGAAACATTATACAGTCTATATTCCCCCTATTATAAAACGGGAACTAGATAAAAAACATAAATTAAAATATAAGATTTGTTTACCTATCAAAATACAGAAAGGATTATATATAATCCAATTTAGCTGAGGATTATATATAATCCATTCGTCCGTGAGGATTATATATAATCCTTCACTTCTTCTTTAATTTTGCTTCCATTCTACCAATTACATTATAGTTCTCTAAGTTATCTTGTTTTGTTATTTTATAAATTACAGAGCTACCCTCGTCCAATAAACTCAAACGACCATCTGGGTCTGTAATGGCTGTTGTTATTGATGAAAACTTTGTAGGATTTGTTATTGTAAATGTTTCACTACCGTCCAACTGGACGAAATCTTTTTCAGCATTTATACGATTTACACTAGCTATAATCGGATACACTAATCCTGAATTTAAACCACCTATATATCTATCCTGACTTAATATATCTGTTCTAATCGTCATATAAGGTTTTAATACAACACGAGGCAAATTTACTGCCTTGATCTTAACACTCTGGGTTTGTTCTGATATAGCTGGAAAATACTGAACGTCCGATAATGTAGTTTCCGGTTCTCCGTCCATGTAGGAATTATAATAGAAATACCTGGCTATCGGAGAATATGATGTCTGGGTTGTATACCTTATAGCCCCGTATGGAGTTATATTATATTGTTCTGTATCTGTATTCACTACATTAGCATTAGTAGTTGGATTATAAATTGACCGGACATTACCAAATTTAACTCTGGCTGATGCCCCGTTTTCTGTTTCTATTATCTCTTTTGGATTAAATTGGTCGTAGCTGAAACCCAATATCCCTAATAATGAATTATTCCATATCTCACTTTGAGATTTACTATATACTTGTTTATCCACATCAGCCGTCTTTCCAAAATTAATGTTTACTCCCATTTTAGAATCAAAAATAATAAACTTTTCCATGTTAAGATTAGCCTGTGGATATCTAACAGATATACCATCGGCTCCTGTGCTATAATTAACTTCATCGTCTAATAGATGAGGGCACATATCAGGGTTCCAACTATTACCTAATAAACGTTTATTAATTTTATAAACCTCTTGTCCTGAATTATTAGCTAAGGGTATCGTATCTTTTGTAGACCCGTATTCCTTTAAAGCATTCCAATTGTTCTGTATACGTTCCGGTGAATGTAAATACTCAAAGAAAAATTTGTTATCTGTATTATCATATTTACAAGCGATATTATTTGCCCCCATATACGATAGTCTAATTGTTCTATTTATTTTATATTTAGTAGAATCTACTGGTGGTGGTCCCGGAGCCGAATGACTTGGAACACGATTAGTTATCGTCCCTAATTGTTGATGAAAAAAGGTATTCGGGTATGTCGCCTCTTCTGATTCTCTCTCAGGATCTTCATGTATCATACCGGTATCTTTTAATAAACACAAATTACCAAATGAATTAAAATGATAATCCCAGCCAATCATACACCCTTCTTGGAATATATCGCTCGGTTGATCTTCTTGTTCTACTCCACCTACTATTGTATATCCACCACGTATCTCAAAGGCTTCTTTACGTATACCATTTAACATCTCCGGGTGAATTGTAATATATTCACGTTCTATATCAGCATATCGGGTAGCTCTTGCTTTACTTGCAAATCCATAGCATAAATCACCTGTATCTTCCCCTGAGGTTAATTTATCTTTGTTCTCCTTTTGATAATAAAAGAATACAGGCATCGTCATATGAGTTCTATTAAAGTATACTGTTTCACCAGCCGGATTAGTTGTGGTGTAAGTGAAGGGAGTAAATCCATCATCACCTAAATCTGAGAAATTACCAGCCAGAGTGTTATTATATCTATTTATATGTAAGAAACGTGAATTATCTATTGTGGCTTGTTTGTCTGTCTCAAAATCAGTTTTGATATTTACACTCTCATCTAAATATCTATTTGTATAGACTTCATTAGCTCCATATGAATTATCACGTCCTTTAAATAAATCCGGATATTTACCCTGAGCCTCAAATAAATCCTTTAATCGTTTTAAATTAGTAGAATTCCATATCCAAGATGTTATTATTTTATCCGTTCTGTTATTATCTAAACCGTCCCTAGATCTAAGTATAGTATTTAAAATAACATTACTACTACCTTTACCGGTCAAATCTATATCATCATCTTCATTAGTATCAGCTACTCTCGGGTCATAGACTAATCCTTTACGTGAATTACACTTCCTTCCCGTTATAAATATTTCAGGACGTTTTACATATATATTATGAAAACTTCTCCACCAGGCAAAAGCTTTACTTCCACGATTATCTAATGAAGCATGACCGTCAGGAGCAAAATAATTCTGAAAGTTGGTTCTAGATAAATCAACATAATTAGATGATAATACAGGTTTATATGTTGGTGTTTCTACTGACACACCTGTCTCATAAGTAAACAATCCGGATTGTCTTTCTTCTGGAAGAACACTATTCTTATTAGTCATTACACCTGTATATCTTGTTGGTTCGTCGCTTCTTTGAGCTTGTAATTGTTGAGTAATTTGATCTGATATTGATTCAGGACTATTAAACCCTTTCTCTATGGATATCTTTACCAAGTCTATCTTTTTTACATATCTCCATTCGGCCGGTTGTTGGTTTGGAACTCGTGTATATCCTGACGGCCATTCGGTAGGTCTACTGCCGGATAACTCAAACCAGGTTTTACTACTCCATTTATAGGATTGTGGGGCACCACCAGAATCTTCATAATTAAATGTATAACTTGGCTCAAATGTATCAAGTGTATCAAGTGGGTCGGCTTCGTTAATTTGACTCCATGTTGTAAAATCAAACTCTCTCTCAAACATAGTAAATTTAGAATTATCATTTCTAGGTTTCATAATCCAAAAATTAAATCCAAAGTTAGGGACTGACTCTCCGGCTGTTGGGAATTCACCTCTACATTCCCAATCATTCGTATTAAAGATAGGAACCATATTACGTGATATTGTATCCCCTACCGAAGAATTCCTATTATGGGGAGTTAACAAAGGTAAGCCTGAAAAATTACCGAATGTAGTTCCCGTATAACTTCCTCCATTATAATCCCATTCTATATCAGTCATATTCCAATACTCACTATTTCCGTAGCTCTGTAATAATAAACCGGTTCTACCAGTTAAATCACGTTCTCTATGATAAGCACGAGGCATCATAATAGTTTCTTCACCGTTAGAGGTTTTATAATAACTCACTTCTAAATGAGCTTCGTTGTCTCTCAATACTTTTTCTACATCGTTATTCTGTATATATCTAAATCCTAAATTACCTTGTATAATGTTTTCATCAGTAGGTTTAAAATTAGGTGTAGAATAATCAAGACTACTCGGTAATTGTGTGTATACATGAACGTCGGGACTAACACTTTGAGTTTCGGTTAATTTAACATTAACACCTAAGGCTTGACCTCTAAACTCAATAGAATTGGGGTCAGCACAACCCCTTTGATTAATAAAGGCTGATTGTAGCTCAACGGTATCTCCAACATCTAATTCTATGGTTTTACCCAGTCTATTCGTCCATATAGAGTAATTACTGTCATCATTACTTTCAGCTTGATTAGATTGTGTCCTATTACAATCTAATAGTTGTATATTCTGAAAACTCATATTATAGTATATGGATATATTTTAAAATAATGGTAAAAAACGATATTTTACCAAAACCAGCCGGAAGATTGTTCGGGTTGTTTCTCAGTTTGAGTGGCTATGGTTTTTAAATCTTGTTTGACTTTGGCTTTGGCTTCTATCATGATTTTCATATAACGGACGTCATCTTTTAACTTAGATACATCATTTACAAGTGATTTAGTATCTTTACGAATATCTTGCAAAATTTCACGATTATTGGGTTTTGATTTATCCATTATATATACTAGAAACATAAAAATTTTAGAAACAAAAATATAATCTTAAAATTAGTATATAATGGGAGGACGAATCTTAGAGAACTTTACAATAGACCAATTAGCAGGATCAACAGCCTTAATGTTGGGAGCCTTAGGTGGTTTATTAACTATCATATGGAAGAGCCGATGTTTATGTAGATGTCGTGTAGGATTAAGTGATAAATGTTATATCTTTGATTGTAGTAGAGAACCACCACCACCGGAGGCCGAAGTAAAAGATGGTGAGGAGAAGGATAGTGAAGATGAGGAGAATATTTTACCTAAAACAGATAGTAAAATAGTGGAAAAAAAATCAATAAAAGAGAGTGAATTAACTTATGTAGATGGCCCATTACCGTCCGTAGATAATGATAAACCATGAGTTTCCAAATACTCAACTCTATCAGGATACTTAGATTTAAATTTATCTAGATTGTTGGTTCTCTTATAATAATAGTATTGAGAACGATAATTTAAGAATTGTTTATTATTGATATAATGTTGTTGTTTCTTTTCTTTATTGTTAACATACCAATTACTAGCCCGTTGTCTATTTTCAGATACAAAGCTGGGGTCTTCCTTTTTCTTTTGATATTTAGCTTTATCTCTTTGTTTTGCCTTTTCATATGAAGTGA